TTCGTTTATGGTGGTGTAGAAGCCGAAGAAAGAGAAAAGATTAGATTTATTACTGAAAAGTCTGACAACGCAATTATTATTGCTAGTTATGGTACTTTTAGCACAGGTATTAATATACGTAATTTACATAATATTGTTTTTGCAAGTCCAAGTAAGTCTCGTATTCGTAATTTACAGTCCATTGGCCGTGGTTTAAGATTAAAAGATAATAATTCAGCTGCAACACTTTATGATATATCTGATGATTTAAGTTATAATGGTAAAGATAATTATACGTTACAACACTTTAGAGAACGTATTAATATATACACTTCTGAAGGATTTAATTACGAAATACATAATATAGAATTAATAAATAATAATAACAATGGATAAGATAAAAATAATTAAACTTATTAATGGAGATGACATTGTTTGTGCTTTGGCAAAAGAACAATTGCCAGACAAGACCTCTCTTATTCGTTTAGATAGGCCATTACAAATTAAATACATATCACAATTAACACCACGTGGGTTAAAAGATTATATAGCACTTATTAAGTGGGCCGCATATACGAATGATAAAATTATAACAATACCAAAAGATAAAATTGTCGCAATAACAGACGCTACTGAGGAAATGACTAAAAGTTATAATGATGTATCTAAAACTTATGAAAATATTATTGTGCCAAAAAGAACAGAACAATATGTTGAACAATTATCAGATAATGAGAATGAGATTTTTAATGAATTGTGGGACGAATTTAGAGATATTAAAAGAACAGTCCACTAACCTGGAGCTTTCCTCTTGAAGACGCTACACCGCTCATTATACATAAAAAAAATAAACTGTCAAGCATTTATAAAACAAAATTTTTAGTGTAATTGATTGACAAAATATACAAAATATAGTATATTTAAATTATGATAACAACAAAAAAACTTAAAGAACATTACGTAAGTAATAAAGATTTTTTGGCTGCTATGATAGAATATAAAAAATCTATCAGAAAAGCAGAAAAAGAAAAGAGAGAAAAGCCTGGTGTTCCTGACTATATTGGCCAATGTTTTCTTAAAATAGCAAATCACCTGTCTTATAGACCTAATTTTATTAATTATACTTTTAGAGATGATATGATTTCTGATGGTATAGAGAACTGTTTACAATATTTACACAATTTTAATCCTGATAAATCAAATAATCCTTTTGCATATTTTACACAGATAATATATTATGCCTTTATAAGAAGAATACAAAAAGAAAAAAAACAAGTTACAATTAAACATAAAATATTAATGGAATCTAACTTTGATGATTTAGCACTACAGCCTGGTGAAGATAAAGAGTTTCATAATCAATTTACTGAATTTTTAAAAAAAAATTTGCCCATACAAGAAACACCAAAAATAGAAACTCTTGCTCATCATAGAGAAATGAAAAAAAGAAAAAATCAAAAAATTAAAAAAACTCGTAAAGGTAAATTAGATTATTTTTTATTAAGTTAATATGAAAATAGCATTAATCAATGATACACATTGGGGTGCTCGTAATGACTCTCCAGCGTTTATGAATTATTTTAATAGATTTTATGATGAAATATTTTTTCCATATCTACAAGAAAACAATATAAAAACATTAATTCATTTAGGTGATGTTGTAGACCGAAGAAAATTTATTAACTTTCAGGTAGCACATAACTTTCAAAAAAAGTTTTGGAAAAGATTGTGGGATTTAAAAATAGACACACATATTATCATAGGCAATCATGATACTTATTATAAAAACACAAATGAAGTAAACGCAATAGAACAGTTAGTTACAACGTTTGATGGCATAAATGAACCTTGGATTTATACTAAACCTAAAACTGTTAACTTTGATGGGCTTGATATATTATTTTTGCCTTGGATTTGTGATGCTACAGTAGAAGAATCATTACACGCAATAGACAAATCTACAGCTCAAATAGTTATGGGGCATTTAGAAATAAAAGGTTTTGAAATGCACAAAGGCCATATAAATGAACAAGGCTTAGATAAAGATTTATTTAAACGATTTGAAAAAGTTATATCAGGTCATTTTCATAAAAAATCAGATAACGGCCATATCTATTATCTAGGTTGTCAGTATCAAATTACTTGGTCAGATTATAATTGTCCTAAAGGTTTTCATATTTTTGATACACAAACAAGAGAACTTACAAGAGTGCCTAATCCTTTAGTTATATTTAAAAAATTTGTATATAATGACAAAGATGAAGATTATAGTAAAAAAGATTTAAAACAATATGAAAATACATTTGTTAAATTATTTGTATCAAACAAAACTGATAATGATATGTTCGATGAATTACTAGACAGATTTCATAATGAAATAAACGCACATGAAATAAATGTAATAGAAGATAATAATTCAGATATAACAGCTTCAGTAAAAGATAATATTTTAGAACAAGGCGAAGACACGCTTACATTTTTAAGTAACTATATTGACCAAATAGATACAACACTAGACAAAACAAAACTTAAAACTTTTGCTAAAGAACTTTATTCTGAGATAAATGAATAATAGACACCATAGAAATAAATTATTAAATGATTATTTTTAAAAAAATTAAATGGAAAAACTTTCTTTCTACTGGTAATACACCAATAGAAATAGATTTAAATAAGTCATCTACGACATTGATGGTAGGTGCAAATGGTAGTGGTAAATCAACATTACTTGACGCATTGTGTTTTGTCTTATTTAATAGAACATTTAGATTAATTAAAAAAGAACAAATTGTTAATACAATTAATGATGCTGATGCTGAGGTAACAGTTGAGTTTACTGTGGGTACAAAAAATTATAAAGTTATAAGAGGCATTAAGCCAAATAAATTTGAAATATATTCTGATGGAGATTTACTAAATCAAGATGCTTCTACGATTGATTATCAAAATTATTTAGAAACAAATATAATGAAGTTAAATTATAGGTCTTTTATACAAGTAGTTGTGTTAGGCTCTTCTTCTTATGAACCATTTATGAAAATGAAACCAAGATATAGGCGAGAGGTCGTAGAGGAAATATTAGATATAAGAGTATTTGGTTTAATGGATTTAATATTAAGAAGTCAACAGTCAGATTTACAAAAAAGTATAACAGATATAAGACATAAATGTGATTTAATTAATTCAAAATACGAACTAGAAACAAAACACTTTAATGAGTTACAAGGCCGTAATATAGATGATAAAGACTACAAACAAAATCTACTAAACAAAAATAATAGAGATTTAGAAGACTATTTAAATAAAATGGCAAAACTTAATACAGAAATAGAGATCAATAAAAATAACACTTTAGAGCAAGATAAGGTAAATGTAAAAGCTAATCAATTAGCAAAATTAGAAGCAAAAATTGAAACAAATTTATTAAAACACAAAAGAACATTAGACTTTTTTAAAAACAATGATAGCTGTCCAGAGTGTACACAAACTATAAGCAAACAATTAAAAACAACTAAAATTAAAACAGAACAAGAGGTTATAGAAAAATTAGATAGCGGTTTAAAAGATTTATTGTCAGAAATAATCAAAACAGAAACAAAAATAAATGAAATAAACAGTATATCACAGAAAATACAATCGTTAAGTGTAGATGTTGCAAAAATTAATTCATCTATTCATGAACTTAAAAAACATACAGATAACATACATAAAGAAATAATGTTATTAGAAAATAAAGAATCAGATGGCAAAAACATACAAAAAAAATTAAATCAATTAAAAATAGACTTAGAGTTATCTAAAAATGAATTAAATAAAGTTATAGAAGAAAAAGGTTATGTAGATATACTAAGAGAAATATTAAACGATAAAGGTGCCAAAGCTAAGATTATAAAGAAATATTTACCAATTATGAACACACTTATTAACCAGTATTTACAAGCCATGGATTTTTTTATATCGTTTCATTTAGATGAGGAGTTTAACGAGACAGTTAAGAGTAGATATAGAGACACCTTTGATTACAATAACTTTAGTGAGGGGGAAAAAATGAGAATAGATTTGGCATTATTATTTACTTGGAGAACAATTGCTAAAATGAAGAATAGCACTAATACAAACTTATTAGTATTAGATGAAATATTTGATAGTAGTTTAGATGGCCAAGGCACAGATGATTTTTTTAAAATTATTAAATCAATGCCTAAAGAAAACATTTTTATTATATCACACAAAGGCGATATATTATTTGATAAGTTTACAAACATTTTAAACTTTAAAAAAGAACAAAATTTTACACATATAGTAAATAGTTAAAATAAAACAATAAGGAATATTATGACTAAAGAACTAAAACTAATACCACCTACTGATCCTAGAGTATTAACAGCGATTGCTCCTTTTCATGATGATATGTTAAAAGAGTATAATTTTAAAGATCGAAAAGAATTATCAGATGTTATGTTTGAAACAATGTACAAATATGGCGGAATAGGTTTATCAGCTAATCAAGTGGGTTTACCTTTTAATATGTTTGTTTTTGGTGGCCATCCATATTTAGATAATGGTGTTAAAATTACTTGTTTCAACCCTATGATTATTAGTAA